AAGTTTGATGAAGAAGTTGTAAATTCGACATTATTACATTTGAAAACGCTTCACGAAAATGGTAAGCCCACCGATAGTGTTATTGGAATTTATAAATCAAAATTAGCGGGCGCAATTAAAGAAAGATTTTCCAGTGAAAAAATTGGGTCAGATTTGACCTTTACAGAACAAAATTATTTTTTATCTCCAGAGAATCCTTTAGATAATAGCGAAGAAAGTTATGATTTAGAACAATTTTGGGGAAAAAATTTAGATTTTGATGATTATCAATTTTTGGAAAAAGAATTTTCAGATTGGAAAAATACTCACCGTTGTGATACAAAAGCTGAAGAAACATTATTAAAAGAAATTTGTCATAAAACATTGGAAATTCGTAAGAAAAGGGAAGGATCGAATGGAGTTTCTCCATCAACTTTAGTTAAAGAATTACAAGATTTGATGAAAACAGCAAGTTTAGATCCAGCTAAGGTTTCAGCGGCAAATTCGGGCGAATCAAAGGCTATGTTTTCAGCTTTTGCAAAAATATTAGAAGAAACTGATCCGGCAGATTTTTACAAAGACAAACTCCTTTTTAAGGACTACGATAATTTAGATTTTTATTATAAAAAATATGTTACTAGGCCTTTAAAAAATTTTGTTACACAAAGTAGGGATTTTAATGTTGATACGCCTGATGATGTGGATGATATAGTAGAAAGTGAGATAGCGGAAGATGGCGACATCACCTAGACCATATAAAAATCAAGCCACAAAGAATCTTGAATCTAAAAACTCTTTTATTCGCCCAAAAACAATGGTTAGAAGTACGGTAATTGAGGGTGAACGTAAGGAAAGAATGAAACGTTGGGTTACTTTTTTTAGGAGAAATCCTAATTATTTAATTCGAGATTATTTTGGTATATATTTGCATCCTTTTCAAATTATGATGATTTGGAGTTTACAGCGAAGTACATTAGCTTATATAGTGGCCGCTCGTGCAGCCAGTAAAACTTTTATTATTGCTATATGGGCTTTAACGCTTTGTGTTTTATATCCAGGCATTAAAGTTATTACGGTTTCAAAAACAATAAGACAAGGATCATTGATTATAGGAAAAATAGATGAACTTAGAAGTAATCATCCTAATGTCAATAGAGAAATAGAAAGTTTAACTAATAATCCAAATGGATCTGAAGTAAAATTCCATTGTGGCAGTAATATTAAATCGGTTCCATGTTCAGAATCGGCGAGGGGAAATCGAGCTAATTATATAATTATAGAAGAAAGCAGACTTGTACCAAAGGAAATTCTAGAATCTGTAATAAAACCATTTTTAGAAGTGAGAAATCCTCCATATATGTCTAAACCGGAATATAGGGATGACGTAACATTAAGAGAGGATGCTACTATTTCATATATTACAAGCGCTTGGTATTCAAGCGAATATTGGTATACATATGTAAAATCTTGTATAAAACGAGTATGTGAAGGGGATGAAACAGCTAATTTTTTGGCATTTGATCATTTGGTTGTCCTTAAAAGTGGTATAAAGACTGAAAAAATGTTAAAAGATGAAATGGCTGATACAGACGAAATAACTGTTCAAATGGAATATTACAATATTCCAAGTGGATCTAGCGGAAAAAGCTATTTTCCATCAAGATTATTTACAAGAAATATTAAAAAAGCATTTTATCCGCAAAGGGCGGAGACATATAATTCTAAAAAAAATAAATATGCCATACCCAAAGAAGAAGGGGAAATAAGGATAGTAACGGTTGATGTTGCTACAAGAGCCAATAAAGTAAATGACAATTCTATTATTGGCTGTATAAGAATGATTCCTATAATAGGAGAAGGTTATGAAAGACATCTTTCTTACATGGAAAGTCATAAAGGACAGCATGTTGGAATACAGGCACAAAGAATTAAAGAAATATTTTATGATTTTGAAGCAGATTTTGTATGTCTCGATCTTCAAAATGCTGGTATAGGAGTTTTTGATTCTCTTAGTGAGAATACGATTTGTGATGATAGAGAAATAACTTTTCCTCCATTTACAGTTGTTGATGAAGAATACGGTATGGTAAAGCAGGAGGTCAGAGATGATTTACGAAATAATCATACAAGAGGGCTAAACGCTATCCCTGTTATTTTTCCAATATCTGCTAGTCTTGATTTAAATAGCCAGATAGCAAATTCATTTCGAATATCTTTACAAAAACATTTGTGGAAATTTCTTATAAATGATGGTGATGGAGAGGATTATTTAATTAAACATGTTCCTGAGTTTATTAGCAATATCGATGACAGTGATTCCTATGCCTTCTTTCTTTCAGTTTATGTACAAACTAGCTTGTTTATTTCTGAATGTATAAACTTAGATAAAAAAATAGTTGGGGATAAAATTAAATTAGTGGAAAAACCCGGATGTTTTAAAGATCGCTATAGTGCTATAAGTTATGCAAATTATGTAATATCAACAGAATTTGATAAATTATTATTAAGAGAGACAGATGATAGTGATGGTTGGGATATTATATCTAGTTTAACACAAGTTTGGTAAAAATACTTGACAAAAATTAATATATGTGGTAAAATTAATTTGCAGAGAGATAGGGTAGCTCCCGAAAGCCGTAATTCCGAACGGTTACTCTCTGCTTTATTTATAATCGGAGTGATTATTATCTACGGAAGGATAAATATGGCTGAAAAATATACATATGATTTTGTAAAGAATTATATAGAGTCTAAAGGGTGTTTATTATTAGATTTACAATATAATGGCGTAAAAAATAAAATGCAAGTAATTGGTTTATGTAGACACGAATATAGTACAAGTTTCGATATGTTTAAAAATAAAAAACAATATGTTTGCCCAAAATGCGGAAGAGAAAAAGGTGGCAATAAAAGAAAATCTTCTTATGACGAAGTTTTTAATTATATAAAAAATAAAGGTTGTAAATTATTAAGCGATTTTTATTTGAAAAATGATGAAAATTTAAAAATACTTTTTTCTTGTGGACATATTGGATTTAGATCTTTTGCTAATTTTAAAGTATCTAATCCTGTGTGTTATGAATGTTCTGGAATAAAAAAATATGATTTTGATGATATTAAAAAATGTTTAGAGGAATATGGATATTATTATAATGAAGGAAATTACAATGATGTTCATAGTAAGATATTTGTATCTGATAATTTTGGTTATGAATATCTTACATCTTATCATCAAGTGGAAACAAATTATAAATCTAATAATAAGATAAGGGAATTTGATATTAGGAATCCATTTACATTAAATAATATAAATAATTGGGTAAATATAAATAAAAAACACTTTTATTTAATTGACAATATTTATGAAGGGAAAAATAAAAAAATGTTTTGGCAATGTACCAATGATGATTGCGAAGAATTTTTTGATGCAAGTTGGCATTCTATAATATCTGGTCATGGATGTCCGTATTGTTCTGTTCCTGCTAAAAAAATTGGGAAAAGAAATAATTTAATGTATAAATATCCTGAAATTGCAAAGGAATTTGATGAATTTAAAAACGGGGTAAGCGCATCTTCTATTCTTTGTGGATCTAATAATAAATATTATTGGATTTGTCCTAATTGCGGGGTATCATATTTATCTAAACCAGCATCTAGAACAAATGATATTGGTTGCCCAGTTTGCTGTGAATCTCATAGCGAGAAATTTGTGAGGGATTTCCTGGAAAAAAATAATATAAAATTTAATCCTCAACATAAATTTGAGAATTGTGTAGATAAAAGGACTTTGCCATTTGATTTTTATTTGACCGATTATAATATTTGCCTTGAGTCCCAGGGCGAACAACACTTTAGACCAATAGATTTTTTTGGCGGAGAAGAAGGTTTTATAATTAGAAAGAAACACGATCAAATTAAAAAAATTTATTGTATTGAAAACAGTATAAAATTGATAGAGATTCCTTATTGGGATTTTAAAAATATAGAACAAATTTTAACAAAAGAATTAAACCTCGAAGAAGGGAGGTAAAATAAATAATTGACAAAAAAGAAAACAAATGAAGTACAAGATAGTGATATTTTATCTTCTGAACAAGAAGTTCAATTAGCTTTAAGATTTGCACAAGAATATTCTAAAAGTT